TTGAAATATGTGTTATCAAATTCAACTTTGGATTCCCTGCGGTCTCCCTTATTAACCGACATAAAACTCCCTTGGCGGGGGATAAACCCCCGCAATTTTTAATGAAAAAGAATAAGCCCGACCGCCACAAAATCGGTAGTTACACTGGCATAGAGCGCACGTCCGTCACCGTGAGCAAAGCACGCAACCGCGGCCGCTTGCATATTTCGAAGCCAAACATGATTATTCTCTCCGAATATCTGATTAAATCTATATTTCTGAAAGAGAGATAAAGGCTTAACGGCTTCGCCTTCCTGATATGAGTTCGCACTCCATTCTCTGTGGCCGTATACCTCACTTTCAGTAAGAGCGGAGATATAAGCATCTGCTTCCCAACCCCAGTTATTAAGTGCCGTTGTAAGTAGCTTCTGGTGCTTAAGTAAGTGAGCACTCCAATCCGTAAACAGAGCGGAGAGATCAGTCTTGATATTATTGAATACAGTTCCCTTAAGGTAAGTATGAAGCGTACATCCTTTGTAGCCCACAGAACTTGCGTCTCCCGTATGCCACTTTGAAGTAGCTCCCGTGTCAACTACAAGTGCTATATGATGAGTGCTTAAAACTGCATAACTATCATATCCGCCATAATATGTGTCCATATCAGCGAGAATATACTTATAGGTACTCGCGCCTACAAAGTAATCTCCAATAGCGTAGCCGTATTTTTCGAGATTCTGTTCCGAGATTGCCGCCGTGAGATTCGTCAGATCGTTTGTAATGTTTCTGCGCGTTCTGCGGATGTGATCGTCAATTTTTGCGTTCACTTCAGTAACTGTTTCCTGAAGACTTCCGAGATCTGTGAGCTGGTCTGCGATTGAATCAGAAGCCACGCAATTTGTTCCTATCGTTATAGGATCTCCGTTAGGGATAATCGCTGTCGCGGTGTAAAGAACTCCGCTTAAAATGAACTGATCGCCGATTTCATAACGCTTCGTAGCTGTTGCGCTTGATTCAGTGTAGGCAATAACGGAAGTATTTGTCTTTCCATTAAGAGCCGTCTGCTGGGCCGTTGAAACGGGCTTATTTGCATCCGAAGTGTTGTCCACATTACCGAGACCGATTGTCGCCTTTGTGATTCCGCTTATCTGGCTCTGAACATAGGCTTCGGAAGCGTACCCGCTTATATCATCTTTGATATTGAACTGACTCCCGTCCGGAAGCTGTACCTGGTTAATGTCTGCCATGTTTTTTTCTCCTCTATACTCTTTCTGTTATAACGAGTTTTTTCCCCGTCACTTCAATTTCGTACTGGTCCTCGAATGTCGCACCGAAAATCAACCTCGTTCCGATTACCTCAATTCCGAACGCTGCGAGAAGTTCCGCAACAGTCTCTTCAGCTAAATCTGCGTAATACTTTGAGTTTTGAGTGTCCTCGCCTTCACGGGTTCCAGTTCCACCTATCGCCCAAGACTCGGAAAGAGTCGCACTTCCCGCTGAAGCCGTAGCACTTGCCGCCGCGTGATTTGCCTGCACTGTAATATCCGCGAGATAGTTCGGCTGCAACTTTTCTCCGGTAATGGAACCATTCTTAACAGACATTGAGACCGTACCGGAAGTAATGGTCGGCTGGATCGTGTCTGACGGAGCGAAGTCATACTCTGTTACGAGTGCTGACATATCAACGTATTTTACCGTTCCGTCATCAAGTGTCAGGACAAGACTCTGATAATGAGGACTCGAGGGATTATCGTCATAGTCGAAGTTCGTTACGACTTTTTCAATATCCGTGTCGATTGTAATTGTTGTCCCGTTCTGCCTTGTGAATGTAAATGTTCCCGTAGAAGGACTGAATGTTACATCCGCAATATCCAGAAGCAAGTCTGACTGATCGGCCTTCGAGGTATCAAAGGTAACAACTCGGTCGTCTATCGTGTCAATCGTGGTCTCAATTCTATTAAGCTGGTCCTGCACAATCGGAGTCGTTATATTCGGTTTGTTTTTCCAGTAGTCGTTATAGCTACTGTCATGAGCCTTCTGCATCGGTTAAGTCCCCCTTTTCTTCGATAGGAGCGTTCTGCATTGTTTCTTCGTACTTTTCCCTCAGAATAGCGTTATCGGCTGCCTTTTCCGTTGCATGGTAGACATTCCCAACAACAAGCCGTTTAACCTCTATCGGAACATCCGAAGCGTTTAAAATGTTGACTAAATCGTCTTCGAGTTGTCTTATTTTACTGTTCATCAGCAACAGGCTCCTCTAAACTCTGAACATCCTTGATGATTGTTCCGCTGGTCTCTGAACTGTACGCAACCTCAAAACCATTGTCTTCGATTGCTCTCTTTAATACTTCAAAATCTTCCTTTGTGTTTGCATAAACACCGCCAAATACTTTCAACATAGTTTTTTCTCCTTTATCCTTGAGCTGCTAAAACTGTTAATGTTCTTGTAGTGTAAGTCTTGCTTACAAAATTTACAGAGTTTATATAAGTGAACTGTTGAGTTCCCCACATACGGCCGTGCAACTGAAGATAACCACCGCAAGACAAGTTTTGTGTTGTCAAAACACCGATTTGAGCTATTTTCGAGTTGAGCACATTAGTTGTTATCATGTCAGCCGTAACCTGTCCAACGGTCAAAGAGCCCTGATCGCCATAGCCGCCGAAATTCACTCCCCAACCGCTCTTATTAGTCCCGAGCGCACCAGTGATATTACCCGTTCCGAGTGATCCCTTACTAAAGGAAGTTCCGCCCGGTCCCATACTTACATTCCAGCCGTTCCCATCACTTGCTGAAACATTCAGCTTCTGCGCACTTATTGAACCCGCTTGTATTCTGTCAACATTAAGCGTTCCCGCCGTGATCTGATTCGCGCTTATGTTCTGCGCTGACAGATTGTCGGTCGTGATAGCTTTTGATTTGAGAGTATTGAACTCGGCTTCATCAGCTATGATTTTTCCGTCTATCCTTACAATGTCGCTCTGAATCTGAAGAATTTTCTTCCTGTCCGCGTTCGTCATTGACTTTGTTGTTGCCTTGTAAGGCGGATAGTCTTTGTCCGAATCGCTCGAATATTCATCAAAAAGAGCCTGTATTCCGGAAAGAGTACGCTGAAGCACATACGAACGGCAAACGTTTTTCCGCGTATATGATAAGAAGGTATCGCCACACTCCACATAAGGAAGACCGACACACTTCATTTTTATAACCGGAATATGATTGACAACGTTTATCTTCGCCAGAAGTGCTCGCGCTGCCGACTGCATATTCACGTTGAACGCTATCGGGTTATCCTGAACAATAAACGTGTTACCTTCGACTCCCGCTTGTCCCTGATCGAGACCGCCGCCGTCAATAATAACTACTTTTGTGATGTAGTCTGTTGTGTAAGGCTCATAGGTCAATGAGACATAATCGGAAGTATTTATAGTAACTCCCGCATTTTCTGCCGAAGGGAATGTATCTTCGCCGGGATATAAGTCTTCTGCCGGATAAGTACCTTCAGAAAGAGCATTCAGCTCGCGGTAGTGAAACTTTTTATCTCTTCCATACTGGCCGTAAACTCCATTAAGCTGACAGATCCATTTCATAATGTCAGTCGCGCTCGGAGCATCAACGAAGCTCTTAAAATTCGCACTGATTGTCAGATTGTCGTTAATAAGTGTTCTCGCTTCTTGAGTGATTCCGAGATTGCTGAATAAGCTGTTTCGGAAGTTCCTTACCGTTATAGGAAACGAAAGCCCGTCAACCCAACTCTGCATATTCCTTGAGCCGATTTTATAGAGCGGATCGTAGCAAGTGAAGGTCGTAACAATGTCTTCGCGCGTTTCATTGTCCTGATCGTCTACATATCCACTAAAGAGCGGAATTACTTCTGTCTCGTCTGCCTGGATGGTCGCTTCGAGGTATTCTCCGCGAAGATCTATGACATTATCAGCGACTTTGAACGTAAACTTCGAAGCAATACATCCCTTAAAGGTAAGTGACCTCTCCGTTTCTATCTTCTCAATCAGCTTGACCGATTCCCCGAGAATGTCGTCTCCGGTAAAGGTAACGCTCTTATTCGGGAATGAGATTACCAACGTCTTCAGAAGCGTGTCGTCATAATATGCGTTTTTTGTATCGTTATTGACATTTAACATCAGTATTCCACCAAATCAATCGGAGTCGCATCGTAGTTTATACCGCCGATCGTGTTTCTGTGAGTAATGGTCGGAGCTTGCATATAAAACGTACTTGTGTCATAAACACAAGCGTAGTCATCCCAGTAGGTTATCGTGACGTTATCTTGTGTTGCGAATATCGTCGCTACGGACTCTTGTTCCGTCAGATTGCGCTCACGGAGCGAGAATTTTATATGCACTTTCCTATCCGGAAGGACTTTCTGGTGTTCTACCGCTTCCGCATCCTTCCAAGTTGAAACGATTCGCTTCTCTTTTGTGAAGTTGTACGTTCCCTTCTGGATGAGGTCGTTACTGATTATCGTATCGCCGAATTTTAAGCGATAGCCTAAATAAGCTGAACTCATGTCTCAAAAAGCCCCCTTCCTGTCATTTTGTAGTTGTCCGAGTTCTGTTTGACGAGCACTCTTACAAGGCTGTCAGTGTCGCTCTCAACGACTACATTCGAAGCCATTTCAGGAGCTACCATACGGAGCGCAGCAACGAACGCTTCCGTAAGCCGTGTATAATCAATAGAAGCATTGTCAAGCGGAGTTACTCTCGCACCACCGGGCAAGTCGAGAATCTCGGGACCACGCTCGCCGACAAGAACACGACCAGCCTGTTCGATGTTTCCGCCGTTTGCCAGATAAGGGATAGTCGGAATGTTGATTCCTGTTATTCCTGTAAGCTCGGTCAACCATGCGGGCGGCTGAATACTGTTCAGACCGCTTATGAGAGCATTTATGCCCTCGATGATCCAGTTGATAGCCGTCTTAAACGCTGAAACGATACCGTCCCACAGATTCTTAAAGAAATCTCCGAATGCCTGGAACGCTCCTGTAAGTCCGCCGTCTCCGATCCAACTGATAAGATTTTCAAGTGCTCCGCCTATCCACTCGAAGAATGTTTCAAGATACGGGCCCGCCCAGTCGAAGAACTTCTCTATCAGACCGATAAGCGGGGGAAGTATCAGGTCGAGCAACTTTACAAGCGGAGTCAACAATAAGTTGAGAAGCTGACAGAGTGGTGTAAGGATCGCGCCGAGAAGACTCGTGAGCGGTCCGAGTAATGCCTGGATGATTCCGAATACGGGAGTCAATACGTTCGTTATCAGCTCAAGGATAGGGCTCAAAAGTGAAGTAATGAGATCCAAAATCGGAGTTAAGATCTGCATTACGAGCTCCAATAATGGAGATATAAGCTGAAGAACTAAATCAAGGATAGGTCCGAGGAACTCCATAAGCATTGACAAAATCGGTGTGAGCTTCTGGATAATTGATACCAGAACCGGAAGAACCTCGGAAACGACCTGAATAATAACAGGAAGTAACTCCTGAATCAGATCAAGGATAACCGGCCCGAGCTCGTCCGCTATCTGTGACAGGCTCGGAAGTATCGCGCTGATAGCTTCAATCGCCATTGGTAGCACTTCTTCCGCCGTCTGGACAAGCGGGGGAAGTAATTTATCAATTAAATCTGCCGCCAAAGGGCCGACTTTATCCATTAAGCCCTGAATCGTAGGCATGAACTCAATCAGCTTTTGAGAGAGTTTTACGAGAATCGGCATAACCGCCGAACCTATACTCGTCTTGAGACTGTTTCCTACTTTTTCAAGATCAGCCTGGAGATCTCCGTACTCAACTCCAGCTTTGACCGCTGATTCAGACATAACGATTCCGAGATCGTTCGCTCTTTGAGTCAGTGCGTCAAATTCTTCGCCGGACTGAGCAAGCAACGGAGCCATATTATAGGCAACCTTCTCTCCGAAGAGTTCCGCCGCCATCGCTGCACGTTCTTCCTCGGTACCGAGAGCCATGATCTGATTCATAGCATCATCGAAATTGAGGTCGGTACCTTCGAGCTTCTTCGCCGCCTGTTCCATTGTGGACATATCAACTCCACACTGTTCGGCTGCATAAGCGAGTTCCTGGTAACGCTCCGCACCTATTCCCATACGGATTGAAGCCTTGTCGATAGTGTCAGCCATTTCGGAAGTGTCGTTCGCCATATTGACGATAGCTGTTCCGGCACCGACAACAGCAGCTCCAATAGTAGCTCCGACTGCTCCGATTACCTTACCGGCTTTGCCGAAACCTTCCGCAACTTTGCCCGCGTTCTTATCTACTTTTTGAAGTGAGTCGTTCGCCTTATCCGTGTCAACGAATACCGAGCCAACGAGCTTAAAGATCTCAAGTGCCATTCTTTGCCTCTTCGTGTTTGCGGTCTATTTCCGCGATAATGTCGTCCACCGGGCGAAGGTCTATATTCTGTCCGGTAACGGTCTCGTAATATTGGTCGAATGTCATATAATGTGAGGTAAAAATCATACACGGCAGCAGGCTTAACCATTCTTGCCGATATTTTTCTTTTGATTCCTCGTCAAGAGCCGTCAAAATCAGCTTTACAAACTGTTCAACTGACAGCACCTTCATCACATCAAGTGTGTGATACCTTCGGAGCACCAAGTCAATCAGTTTTACTTCATCAACCTGGCAACCGAGGAGAAAAAATTCTTCCACTTCTCCGGCTCCGCTACTTTAACTGCTTTTTCCAAAAATTCAGTCGCATCCATAGTCCTAAGCGATTCCCCATCACATTCCATAATGTTCGCAAAGAACTCATACAGGGCTTCCTCTGCGGGTTTTGTACTCGCTCCTGAAATAAGCGTAAAGATCAGATCATATCCGAAAGACTCCTGAGTCAGATCCTTTATACTGTCTTTGGATAATATGAGCGTTTTCAGTTCGTTCTTAATACCTACTTTGTCAATCAATCGCACGAACGCGAAAACATCTTGTGTCTGTAAATTTCTCATGTGTATACTCCCTTAAAATAAAAAAAGAGCACAGAAAAAGGGCATACACCCTAAATCTGCGCTCTCGTTTAATTGTTTCATTCCCTTAAGCGGAAACCTGCAAAGAACTGTAAATGCTGGTAACGCTTGTGAGCATTGTCAGGACATTCATTGTCAGCTTAGGTCTTGAACCTTCCATAACAACACGTCCCTTAACAGCTCCGCGATCTCCGTCAGCATTGATTTCTCTGTACTCACGCTCAACAGTAAACTGTCCGCCACCACGAGTAAGAGCGACAAGAGTTCCGTCAATGTAGAACTTACCAGCTCCGAGGATGATCTCACTTGCTCCGGAAGTAACGGTTCCGTTTACCTCAATCTCGAAAGGTTCGATTGTTGAGTTTGACGCGGAATCTGTATTCTCATAGCAAGCTGTGAACTCGATCGAAGGAACGACATCGTTCTTCTCGGCGAAAGTCCAGTCAATGTTACCCATATTGATAGCATTGTGAAGCTTGATTGTTACTGCGTTTCCGCCTTTTGTAAGACCTACCCAAGAGATCTCGCGGAAATCGGCAGCATCAACGGCTCCGGTTCCGATATACTTTGTTATCGCCATGTCTCTACCTCACATAATTTTGAATTTGAAACCGTATTAAGCGGTGTTTGATGTTTTTGTCTTCGTCTGGGAGCGACTTCCTGTCTATCAGATAGAACGTAGGAAGGATTCGAGTCTGAGGAAGATTCTCCGTATGTAGGAGTGATTCTATCTTATCGCAAAGCTCATCTATCGCCGTTGTGTTCCGTCCTTTGTCCCATACATCCACATCAAGAATGTAGTCCTGTCTCGAAATGTCATCGAGATTTATGGTCCTAAAGGAAAAAACAATGTGCGGGTACATCGCCGTGTCGTCTGCTATTTCAAAGTATACGTTACTCGACAATGTTTTCAGCTTTGTTTGTATTAACTTTTTCAAGTCATTTGTTTTTGTAGGATCACTCGCCATCGTCTTCGTAGTCCTTCTCGTTTATCATCGAGAGTGCTTTTGCTTCATCCTCAAGCCCGCTCAAGTATTTCGACTCAATCTCCACAATTGTGGAAATATTACTCTCAACAGTATCAGTCAAAAGACCGAGCTTCGGAGTCTTTGAGCTTCCGAACTCCTGAAAGAAAGCATAGAAGCCGTCAACCTTGCCTTTTTTAAGTCCTATCTCCACTCTCGGGGCGGTCGTAGACTTTCCAGCAAGAACCGAATAGCTTATCGCTTTTCCGCCGTCTCCCGAATGTCTCCCGAAATGCTCGTAGTATTTGTTGCGGAACGTGGTTTTCACGAACTTTGCAACATCCCGTAGCGCAGCCCGGTTCAGCTCATAGATGTAATACATCGCCGCATCGACATTGGAAGTGTACTCGACTCCGTTCTTCTTTACTTTTACGACTGACTTCGGAGCACTCATTCAATACCTCGCTTGCATACGATCTCAAGTCGGTTGTTTGTTCTGTATGTCCGCAAAACGGTATAAGTATCTTCCGTACCGCCGAACGGTGTATACTTGAGGAGCTTTTCGTTCTGATAGTCTGCAAAATCAGCTATCACGAACTTAATCTCCGGTTTAAGTCCTACGGCCTGAGCCTGGTAGAACTCACTCTGTCCGATACTTTTTACCTCTGCGAAAATGGTACGTTCTGTCTGCGTTGCCACAGTATCGCCGTACTCATCGACTGTATAGGTTTCCGCTATTAGCTTGATAATATTGTCAAACATAATGTCAATCCCCCACAGTGATAGTAGACTTCCTCAAGCAATCGCACTGATATTTAAAGGAATTGCCGTATCTGTCAGCTTCCTTTTCGTCACTGGCATAATATTCCAGTACATAGGTCTTAATCGCCGTCTCTACGAGTTCCATATCGCTTTCAGCAACAGATTCACTCACACCGGCTCTGACAAGTTCCTGTCTTGCCGATTTGATTTCGTCTGCAATCTCCGCATCAAGCAAATTATGGGAAATACGGAGAGCAAGCTTGACCTTATCCAATATGGTTGGCGGTGTCGGTTCCGGAGTCGGTGTCGGCTCGGGATCTACCGGAGTATCGTCTTCCAATAAGATGTCATCAGCCATAACTTGCTCCCTTCGTTATTTCTTCTTCGTAGTAGTTTTCTTCTTCGGCTCGGCCTTCGGTTCTGCCTTCGGTTCCGCCTTCGGCTCTTCCTTTACTTCGGGCTTAACCTTCGGAGCTCCCTTAACCTCGACATAGCCGAGATCCGCAAGTTCCTTTATACGAACATCGGAAGTTTCAATAGTCTTACCAGGTTCGTGATAAAGCCCTGTGTATTTGTCAGTGAATCCCTTTATGATTAAGCCCTTCATAACTCTACCCCCTATTAAAGTGCTGCGGGAGCTGTGATGTTGACGAATGCTCTGTTAGCGATAGGCTCAACAGCTACATACTCACGGCCAAGAATCTTAACGAGGTCTTTTGCCATGTCGGTCTTGTCGTCAACCTTGATCTGAATCTGCTCTCCGTTAGGGAAGTTTGCAAGCGCACCATAACCGAAGTCGCCAACGATTGCGTAAACGTCATTCTCGGAAGCTGCGGAAAGTGCCGGAAGTGCGTTTGTAAGGATAACCTTAAGTCCCTGGAAGGGATCAACAGCGATGTTGTTTGTAAGAGCTGCGTTGATGTATGCTGCCTTTGTAGCGGGGTTCATAACAACAACGGGATTGGTAGCTTCTGCGTTGAGTTCGCCAAGAGCAAGCGCGATAGTACCAACAGCGGCACCAGCTTTAACCTTCTTTGCACAAACAGCGTTCTCGCTTGCGGAAGTGCTAAGAGTCTTGATCTTGTTGATAAGAACTGACTCAGCCTTAAGAGCGATTCTGTAAGTAAGCTCGTCATAGATGTACTGAAGGAATGCCTGTCCCTTCATGTCCATAACTTCGTCAGAAATGGAGATCCACTTCTTGATTGACTCGGGAACAAGAGTAACAACTCCGAGAGTGAGTTCTTCCTCTGAAACAGCTCCGGAACCTTCGTTGTGGATAACTGCATCGCCAGCAGAAAGCTCAAACTGAACTTTCATGTTGCCCTGAACAGAGATCTTCTTAACAAGGCTCATGATTCCGCTCTTGGTCCAGTCGGTCTTGATTATGTCGTATACGAAATCAGGAACAGCTACTTCGCCAGCCGCGCCAACGTTAGTTGTAAGAAGTGCTCTGACTTCTTCGTCATTACCGGTCTTGATGTACTCAGCATAAGCATTGATGTACTCGTCTGAGTTTCTGTACTCTTTTACGTCTACCATTTTTCTTTCCTCTTTTCTTTCCTCAACAACTGTTACTTTGTCATCGGCCTTGTTTTCCTCAAGTGCCTTTGCATCTGCTTTTCTCTCTTCGAGATCTGCGAGCTCTACCTTGCGCTCATTGAGAGCCCTTACCTCTTCGGTCATTTTCTCGATGTCTTCCGCAGATTCAGAAGTCTCAACGAGTGAATCGAGCTCTGCGAGTCTCTCTTCTACTTCCGTTAAGGTCATTTCTTTAAGTTCTTTCATAGTTTTTCCTCTCTGAAAAATACTTGTTTCGTGCTTCTTTGAGCGACTCTTCTTTCGCAAGTCTCTCCGCCCGCTCTGCTTCAATCACTCCGTTGAAGTAGTCTCTGGTCGCTACTGATATATCCGTTCCCGGATTAGCGGGAAATGATACCGCACTGACATCAAAGAGCTTTTCAACCTTGCGGATTGTGCGAAGGTGCTCTTTTTTGTCGTAATCGTCTTCCCGAACAATGAATGCGAAACTCATCTGATCGTACATACCAGCTTTGATTTCCTCAAACATCGCTCTTGCGGAAGCTGTCTTTGACAAGTCGGTTCTTGTGAAAAGTCCCTTCTTATCAACTGAAAGCTCAAGGGTATTATTCCTCGTTCTCGCAAAGACGGTGCCTTCATGGTCTTTGCAAAAGATAACGTCTGACATATCGCATTCATCGAACGCATCAGGAGTTATCTGCTCTTTGTACTGTATTCCGTCTTCCTCAAAGAGAACATAAGGCTCAAAGGTGCTTGCATAGCCTTCTACTACATAAGACTCACTCTCGCCTTCCTTTGCTTCCCTTGTCTCGAATATAGGAATTGTTCTGTATTCTCTATTATCTCTGATTGCCATTATTCTGAATCTCCCTCGTCTGAATCATCCTTCGGCGGTCTGCCTACGGGGTTTCCTGTTCCGTCATCCGTTGTGTCGCCTGTCTTGCTGGTGTCGAGTCTCAATACGAACTCGTCTCCGCCGTCATACGGTGCCATATTGAAGAGTTGTCTGTACTCGTTCGGAGTCATAAGACCGCGATCCACAAGAGATACCATTGATATTTTCGTCTTTGCTGAAGCATACTGGAGCCGATTCGACTCATACCACACTTCCGCGCCGAATGAAATTTCTCTGTCTGTGAATATCTTCCGTGTAAACTCAAGCGACAAGGCTACGAGGATAGGCTCGATTCTGGACTCGTAAAACGCATCATACTCGCTCTCGGAGTAGATTGATTTAACGATTCGCTCGTTTACTCCGAAGTATCTATAAACACGTTCCCGGTAAGCGTTCTGCTCTTCAGCCGTTGCCGTTGTGGGTTTGAGATTTATTTCTTTAAACTCCTGCGTTGCATCCAGAGAAGCAATTCCGCCCGCGTTTGATATATTCATATAATCGCTGACGAACTGGTCTTTTTGCTTCTTTATGTCATCAGGAGACAGCATCGCCTTTGTCGACTTAAGGATTCCGCGAAGATTCGCCGTACTCTTAACCGCGTTCTCAAGTCCCTGATCCATTGTGTGAATCACATCAAGAGTTCCGAGTAGCGGGCCGTTGCCTTCTCCGCCGATGTCGCTTGTCAGATAATCCTTACGGAGAACCGCAAGGTCTTCCCAGGGAATGACAATCTGATTAGCTGCGCTTCCTGAAAAGGAAAACTCAACAAAAAGTCTGTCCTTGTATTCCAGTGCCGTAAATGTCTGATAGGGAACAGGATAAAAAGCGATTATCTTGTTCGTGTTATCTCTCTCAATGTATACGAACGCGGTATTCTTTACCTCAAGGATGTTTCTGATCTTTGCGAGGAAGTCTTTGCCGTTCATATACTTGTTCGGCATAAGCTGAAGTAAACGCTCAATCCTCTTGTCAGTGCATCTCGGGTTCGCCTTTGAAGTATGCTCCGATAGTGTACGGATAGCCGTTCTCACGTCATCGCTCGCGTAAATGTCAGATCCGAAGAGTCCGAAACACGATTTAAACGTTCCGAGCTCCTGAAACTGCGTGTATGTTTTTGTCTGATCCGCCTTAATCGGTCGGAATAAATCGAGTATACTTCTGCGCTCTCTTTTCATTTTCTCCTACCTTACATAAGGCAAGTATTCGTCCATGTGTTTGACGTAACCTACCCAAGCGTTTAAGAGTGATACCATTCCGTCTATTCTACGGTCCTGTTGTAATTTGACGGGCTGAATCGTTTCGATTCCGTCCTTATTCAATGCCTTTACTCCGGTATTAGCCAAACACCACCGAAGTATTGGATTGTTGTTGTAATTTATCTTGTGTTCCGTTAAAGAACAGCCGAGTTCTTTCATAGGCTGCGACCATGTAAACGGCCCTTGTGCGGTCTTCTCCATTTCGAAGCCGTACTCTTCCATTTCGGGAACCCAGTACCCGGATAAGGCGCGGTCGTAACATATCCATAAAGGACGGATGTCGTACTTCTCGACCATTTCAACAAACCACTTTGTTACGAGAGAATAGTCAACCTGCGCACCTTCGTTTATTTCTATCCAACCTTGTTCCGCCCATAATTTATACGGGACTTGCTTTGCATCAGAGCCAAGATTTTCGTCAAGTTTCCTCTGCGGAATAAAATACTTCTGAAGGACATATACCGTGTCATCGTTCGGCTTACGGATAACCAATGTCGCACAAGTTAAGTCGTATACACTCGACAGATCACAACCGCCGATAGCGTAACTATGCGAGACTTTATCCATATCAAAAGTCGCTTCATTGACAACCGCTTCAAACGGAAGCCATGTAGTAGAACCACTTTGAGGAATATTGAAGTCCTTTACCATGACAGTAGGCTTGAAACTCGGATCGTCTTTTGCCTTCTGGACCATTTCACGGAGATATTTCCGAGATTTAATGGTATCGAGTCCCGGATTCGCCTTAAGCCAGCAGTTTTCGTTTTCCCACTCGTCAGGACTATCAAGTTCATATATGAACGGAAGGAACCTCGGGTTCTTTACTGTTCCGTTAAGGATGTCAGCAGCATACTTATACTGCGCATCGAATATTCCTTCACGGACATAGCCGTTCGTAGTAATACAAAAAAGCAACGGTTGCCTTCTGGCTCCCATTGCCTGTTTTATAAGGTCGTATATATCTCGGTTTTTTATTGCCGAGAGCTCGTCAATTACCGCTCCATGCGCATCGAGTCCGTCAAGACTGTTACTATTAGAAGCAAGAGCCTTAATGAAACCATAGTTAAGACTACAATACAGATCAGAAGCTCTCTTCCGGATAAACTGTTTGAGAGTCGGATCTTGCATAAGCATTTTGTGCGCTGCATTGAAACCAAGTTTCGCCTGTTCCAACATCGTAGCGATATTGTATATCTGTGGAGAACCTTCCTTGTCCGCCAGGAGCAAAGCAAGTTCGACCGCTGCCGTCTCAGTAGTCTTTCCGTTCTTACGGCCTTCAATAATCAGACATTCGTTATATTGCCGAAGGTCGTTATCATCCACAAAACCAAACAGAGCTTGTAATCTTGCTTTTTGGAATAACTGAAGTTTTAACGGCTTCCCGATCTCTCCGCTCGGTTGCTTACAAAATTCTTCGATAAAACCTATTCGATTGTTCGCTATCTCCAAATCAAAATGAAATTCATCCGGAGCAAGGTACCGCTCGATTATAACCTCGCTGATCCGTTTCATTTTGTCGCAAGCAACAATCTTTCCGTCTATGATTCCGCCGAAATACTTTTCAAGCTCTATCATTTAACGAATCCGAGCAGCTTTTGGGTTTGTTCTTCCTTTTCAGTTGGAACGTTCTCCGGTAAGAAGTCCGTCAACTGTTTTATTACTGAAGAATAAGCTTTCTGTACTTTGACATACATATCAGCTTCAACAGATGTCTTCTTTCCGAACTGATTGGCTCCGTTCTGGTAGTTCTCGCTCCACCCGTTCGCTTTAATATGATCCCGAAGGACTTCTAATTGCTCTGCCATGAACGAAGCATCAGCAATCAACCCTTCGACAAGCTTCTTTTTGTCTTCGGGAATGTCCTGTATGATCTTTTCGAGTTTCTTCTTTTCCTTTGTCGCGTTAAATACTGCCATAGCTCACTATCTCCCAACAAATCAGACCACACGGTCCTATATACTCCTATATCCGTAAAAAATCGAG